CTTGATCATGTATTTCTACGTTGTGGCAGGCTTTTTCGCTCTCACGGCTTTCTTTTTTGGTCGGATAGGTTCATCTGATCCAAGGAAGCGCGCGTCAACCATGTTGAGTCCTCCGGACACCATCAGTGGAGCGTCGGCTGCAGCAGCCGGCTTAATATTCTTTGGGACTATCCTCCCTTATTGTTTACCCACTAGATTTCAACATCCTACGCGTGTCAAAAAGGTTCGCACACTACTCACAGGCACCATCATTGGCGTTTCAAAGGCTCTTGGTCTTCACACCATGCCTTCTATCCTACACCAAGTTGCGTCCTCTTATAAGGACGCCTTTAGTATAACTTCAGCTATCGACTGTATGTCTGATGTTTCTAAATGGATGATGCTTGATGAGACTGAGGATGATGATGATCCATCTCATCCCACTCCTGTTTTGTATGGCAAAGGGTCGCTGTCTGACGATGAATCTTCATCGTCTACACCCCCCCCTGCGCCTCCATCACCACCAGTTTTGAACTTCTCCCCACCATATCGTAACCCTCGTTTGTTTCCTACTGCTCGACCCATTATTCCTCCTGGATTTGATCCCTCCAGAGAGGAAAGAATCGCTTTCGAGCGTCACACCGCCAAACTTAACATGGGCGGGTGGACTGACCATTCCAAGTTTTCCAACATGTTACATGGTGAACCACCGAATGTTCACCAATTCGAACTTGATTACGAGATCGACTATTGTGATCTCCCTTTCACTGAGAAGTGCTTCATTTGGTATAGGCACTTTACTGCTTCTCTCTCCACTTTCCTTGTGTCTCTTTGGCTCCGTCTCCGTGGTGCTAACAAGTACCATATCGCTGGTGTTGGTTTAGCTATTGTTTCCACGATAGCTCTCCTCACTCACCTTTCCAGAGTTAGGGCAATCCCTGAAGATCGGAAGGGGAAGAAACGCGCTAAAGTTTATAAGTCTCGGTCCTCTGGTGCCAATCGCAGTCGAGGTCAACATAAAGGACAACACCAGAGTAAAGACAAGTACTATGTTTATGATCCTGAGTCTGGCGAGTCATACACTATTATGTCTGATATCTCTGGTCTTAAAGAGAAATTCGGAAACTTTGATTGGATGGATATTGAAGAGATGATGGACGCTGGCTTTGAATTTGATCCCGCGACTATCGGCGATGAAGGCAACGTTGGCATCGGGGGTGGCAAGTGGGAATCCTCCTCTCCACCCCCTGTCCCACCCTTCCCTTCTCACCTTTCCGATCGGTGTAAGTCACTTCTCCCTCCACCCCTCCCTCCATTCAAACCAAAGAAGGTTGTTAGCACTCCGCAAATTGAGGCCACTCCTGAACATGAGACTCCTGGGTACCCCATCCTGCGTGTTCCCACGTGTTATTATGTACAAGGTACTGACCTCAAGTCTGACAAAACGTTTGGTTGCTCAACCGAACCTGTTTTCGGCATTTGTGCCCTCCCACGACACACAGTGAGTGCTGTTGATAAAACTGAAGTCAAGATCAACAACAAATTCATATCACTCCCCACTATGTATCAGAAAAGCAAATTCGTTGAAGATGTTGTTTACATACAGGCCCTCAACTCAATGAAAATGGGCAAGGGCGTTGAATTTTGTGTTGACATTATCCCAGGCGAACCCTGCACTGTCACTTGGGCCGCCGAGAATGAACTTCTGACGGCCACTGGCTGTGTTGGACCACGTAGAACCATAGGGAAGCTCGATCTGGTTACCTTTATTGGTTCAACTAGTAAGGGCTCCTGTGGTGGCTGGGTCCGCAACGCAAAAGGGCAAGTCATTGGCATGGGTTCTATCGGTTACCAAGGTTCGGTTGTTAAACCCGAGTTTCATGCTATGACCGCATCTTGGGCCAACGAAATTGTCGAATTTGCCTCGAAAAAGGTTGTTCCTGAGTCCATAAACGGCGCTAGCCGTAGTGGCTCTCTTAACGAGAGAACATGGCAAAAGCGCTATCTCAAGTCAGTCTCAGCTCTACCCATTCCAGGCAAATTTGATGACTGTCAGTGTGGGAAGAAAAAGTGGCAAGCGGTTGATAAGTGTGCCCACTGTCGTGGGTACCCCGCCGACTCACAGTTCGTCCCTCTTACTGAAGCCGATACTTCGAAAAACGAGATCGGCGGGCCCCAGTAGATGCTATGGCCCGCCGTTATCCACAAGACATCTGTGATAAAATGTTTATGAATACTCGGGTCACCGACAGTGACCCCAATATAGTAGCACGTTTTTATAGGCCGTACAATGGTAAATCGCACGACTACACAGATCCCTACATCCGCGAGTATGTTCAAACCATATCTGGTGATGACTATGATGATTATGGGGTTGTCCCCAAAACCATTGACATGTCCTTACTCGCAATTTCTCGTTATTTCCGTAATCCACACCCCTACGATGAACACTTCACACAACTCTATGAATCTGCGGCCCTTTTTCTCGATCTCGAGTTTAAGGACTGCATTGGGTCCAAGAAAATATCATTTGACGAAGCTCTCTCTGATCTCGATGGTACTAAGTCGCCTGGATGGCCCTGGACACTCATGTACAACACCAAGAACGATTTGTGGGGCAGTCCCCATGTTTCATTTTTTGATGAGTATTGGCAGTCCTTGGCTACCGACGACCCCGTCAAAGTTTTCTGCAGTGCTTCTGTTAAAGAGGAACTTCGTCAAAAACTCAAGATTAAGATGAAGAATTGTCGCACTGTCGTCTGTATGGATGCTTTCCATCTCGCTGCGTCGTGCATGATGTATTCTGACTATTCCTCAAGATTCAAGAAAGCCAAGCTTACTAATTGTAGTGCTCTCGGCCAATCATTTCTACAGGGTGGCGCCCAAAAGATCGTCGATTATATTGACGTCTTCGGTCCCGCCACCTGTTTTAGTGCTGATGCCCGACAGTATGACTCTCGATTCACTGGCTTTGTTTTTCGTCTCATCACTCAACACTTCAAACGATCTATATTCGAACTCACGAAAGATGACCTTAAAAGACTCGAGAATCTTACCTCTGACCTTTACAATGCTCCCATTGTTGGTTTGGACGGTCATGTTTATTATCGAGAAACTGGCTCTGTTTCTGGCCACCTCATGACCACAATCAATAACATCCAAAAGAATTTCCTTGATTGGTTTGTCATGTGGCTTGAACTCGCCCCAACTCATCTTAAGACTTATTCCGCTTTTAAGGAACTTGTTCGGCTCCTTTTTGTTGGCGATGATATTATTGGTTCGGCTCATCCATCCACTCACTCTTTTTTTAACATACCAAACATCCTTGCTGTGTCTAAAAAACTTGATATGGAATACACTTTTGATCAAACCGACGGGAAGTTTTGTGACATTGAAGGCACTACATTTTGTAGTCAAAGATTTGTCAAAACCACTCTCCCTAAGTATGGTTCAATGTATCTTCCCGTTCTGGATCAGAGACGTATGGAAGCCTCTGCTTACCATTATAATACTGAAGGAACACTCTCACATAGTGTTATTCGTGCGTGTGGCTTACGTGTTGCCACATTTGCTGATCCTTCCACCAGAAAGTTTTTCTCTGATGCTTTGATTAGTCTCCGTAGACAAGCCGTCCATCGGAACGATGCTGCAGCAATCAGAGAGCTCTCTGCTAACCTCACGGACACTCAGTTGTGGAACCTATACACAGGTTACGAGTTTGATTTTATGGCTGCGCCGCAGCAAATGATCAGGCCATTAATTCACACCCCCCACGTTGAAACTGTCTGCGCTACTCTCCACTCCTCCGAACACTCCAATTCTCCAACACGAATCATTTCAGCCCACGTTAGTGAAACAATCCTATTACCTCGAATACAGGTTTATACAATGCCAAATTCAAAAAATAGGAGACGATCTAATATGGCAGCCGCTGGTGCCGTCACCCCTGCGAGGGGAGTGCGCCTACGCAAGCCTCGAGGGCGAGTCGGATCTCGTCGAACAACTGGGAACCACACTGCATCTCAAAGCAGCGTCTTGGTCGCAGGTCCAGCAAGAACAAAGTCCTCAAAGCCCTCCGCTCTTAGGACCGGACTTAGAGGAATTGCCTCCGCTATTCACCCAATCGGAGGACACATCTTCGATGCCGCAGCTGGAGCTTGGGATAAAATCTTTGGCTCAGGCAAGTACAACATCCGTTACAATTCATTGTGGACACGTGGCGGGCCAGGTATAGGACCCAAACCTGAGTTTTCTCAAGGCTCCGAACCCGGCTCCATTCGTGTCAGATGGCACGATGTTTGTGTGAATGCCGATATCCTGAGCGCCAATTACCCCAATTTTCAAGTTCAGAATCAGTACTATCTGAACCCTTTGAATTCTAGTACACATCCTTGGCTTCGTGCCATTGCTCTTGATTACCTTGAATACCGTTACCATGGTATTATTTGGTATTATGAGTCTACTTCAGGCGACGCAGTCTCTTCAACTGATTCCGCTCTTGGTCAGGTTATAGGTGCCACCGACTACAACGTCGCTGACTCCAATTTCTCAACTAGGGCGCAGATGCTTGAAACTTTCGCTTGTGAGGATGATAAACCCTCAAAGAATTTCTATCACCCCGTCGAATGTGCGGCTGACGACGGTCCTGTTAAATGGAGATTCAACACTACTTCTTCTACGCTGTCTGGAGTTACTGGCGATCCTCGCCTCTATTTCCTTGGCAGCACCCAATGGGCGACTGTTGGTCAGCAAGCCTCATTCATCGTTGGAAATGTCAGAATCATTTTCGACGTTGAGTTTCGCAAACCCTCCACGGTCACCATTGCCACCAATGCCATGTCTTTCGGCATTCCATCTACCAACGGCTCTGTAATAATGGACAGTGTTGGTGGGTATCTTGCTAATGGCCAAGCTTTTGGTAACCCATATTCACTTAATACGTCCTCAAAAGTAGTTACTTTTAGCAATGCCAATGCTCTCTCTCAAGGGGGCAATGCTTGGCCGATTGGCAATTACAACCTTTCTGTCTACTCGAAGATCGCGTGTCTCAATGGCTCTAGTGGTAGTTATTCGCTGAACACTTTTACCCAGGAAGTCCTTCCCGCTGCAAGTAGTGGTTTTGCGTACCCCTCTGATTATTTTCAAGGTTCTGTCAGTGGGTCGACACCTGTCACTAACCAATCTTATGGGAATGCTCAACAGTCGAGTGGTGTTCAGTGTACCAACGGCAGTCTTGTAGCCGCCGCTCATTATCACCCTCTCCTTGATCTCCCTCTCACTTATTCAACCCCATCATCTGGTTACGACTATTGGTATACTGCTAACTACTTTGTTAGTTGGGACCCGAGAGCGCATCCGCTATTTGTTCTTGATTTACCAATTTACAATTCCTCCCTTACCGGTCCCACCAGGATTATCCAGACTGCCATGTTTACTTTGGCTTATGCTGGTCCTGGAACTAACCAATATTCTGGATCGTATGGGGTCACTGACATCATTCCCAAGGGACCACCACGTTCAGTTTCCACACCCCAAATTGAATTGTTGGCTGATCCCGAACCCGATGACTCCAAGGATGAAGAGCAGCCTGATGATCTCACACAGATCAAAATGCAACTCTCCATTCTCAATCAGAAACTCTCATCTTATAAACATTAATTCTAATTGAAATATAAAAATTAGTGATGAGAATTCGAAGTCTCATGTCAAGTTAGTATACATTTAAATGAGCTTGAGCAACCGGCGTGTAACACATGTCTTAGTTCGTCCCCCTCCCTAAGGGCTTGGGCAATTGAAGGTCGCCTGTGGCCACCTGATATAGCTCGGCTCGTGCGGGGAATTCTCGACTCATGGTTTTCTGTGGATTAGGGTCTTTTTCCCTCGTCTGCTTTCCATGACTCGTGCGTTCATTCGCGTGAACTTGCCGGAAAACCCT